CAATATCTTGTTATTTATGATTGTGATATTGAGATAGAAAGACCTTATCTAAGAGAGGATTTTATTCAAGCTGTAGAGGATATTATGACTGTTCCTGTGTATAATTATGGGAGTAATTTTAACTATGGTAATAACTATAGTGACAATATTTATGGTATCAATTATAATAGTAATGGTACTGTAAGTAGCTATTCTAATAGTTATGGTGTTACTCCAAGTAAAGGAAAATCTATTCCTTTAACCCCAAGTACCCGCCACTCTAAAAAAAAAGACCTAAAAAAAGACGTTGAAAAAGATTACTTCATTACAAGTACTATACCAGAATTTTCAGTGAATGTGCTTATAAGTTTTTCTGATAGAGCTACTTTCAAAGACTTTATGGATGTATTAGAATATTATATTGATTATGAAATACCTCCAAAAGTATTACAAGAAACTTTCTTTGATAATTTTGAACATATTTATTCTGAATACTTCCCTAATATTAAAAGTGATGAAGGTTTTAAGTCAGTTCTTGAAGCTCTATTAGAAGAATATGAAGATTTTCTTACTATAAAACCAAGTAAATATAATAAATATATTGAA